GAAGACGGTAAACAGTTCAGATCAAGATTATAATAACTTTTATAATATTGGCACATCTACATTTAATTATTGGCTTAATAGAGGTACGGGTTCTGGAGCTGGCTACGCACCTATCATTAACGTAGGCGCTACATCAAACGATACACAAGAAGATAAAGCTCCGTTCTCAAACTGTGGCAGTCAAGTAGATATTTTTGCTGCAGGTGAAGCAATACAAAGCAGCTTACACAGCGGCGGTCTTGGTGACGCAAGAAACGGGTCGTATCAGCTTGGTAAATATCAAGGGACAAGTATGTCCGGACCTCAGGTTGCGGGTGTTGTTGCTATATTAGCAGAATCTTGGCCAAACATTACTCAAACCGAAGCACACGCTTGGTTGATAAATAAAGCATCTACAGATCAAATGCAAGACACTGGAACAGACGATCCTATGGATACAAACAGTTTACAAGGTGCAGCTAATCGTTATTTAAGATGGATTAACCAGCGACCAACTGTAGGCGGTACTTTTCCAGTAAGAAACTTTAAAACAAGACCAACATCCGGAATTACTTATCCTCGCTCTAGAATTCGTAGAAGAGGCTAGAATTGTTTATAAATATTAAAAAAGCTAAGGTTAAGTGAAATGGCAGATATACTAACTACAAAATTAAAAAACGACGTAACACGAATGTTCTATCAGGATATTCTGGATAACGAGTTTTTCTTTGCGGTTTCTTCAACCGTTATCGGTGAATTGAACCGTGTGCAGAGCGTGAACGCTGTGTATAGTAAAAACGAATTCCAAGAGAATATAGTTTTTGGTAAAAGAGTATTTGAAGACGACGTTAAGTTTATGATAAAGTATTACCCTTGGCAAAAAGATGCTGCATATACACAATACGATTCTACTGTTGATTTAGAATCAGCAAACTTTTATTCTGTAGTTGGGCCGAACAATAACGACTCTGGCGATTATAGAGTTTATAAATGTTTATCTAATAACAACGGTGCAGATTCTACAACTCCACCAAACTATAACCCAGAAACTACAGCACAGATTTATAGAATGCCAGACGGATATGTTTGGAAGTTTATGTATTATCTGACTGAACAACAGTTTGAAGCATATAACGCATCTGGATTTATTCCATTAGTTGGAACGTTTGATATTAATCCGGATCCTAACGCTGATGCAAATAACATTGTTACTGGTTCTGAAATAAGCGATATATTCGTAGAGAATTTTATTGATAACGCAGGTTATCCTTATTTGGAAAGTGGAATAGTTGCTGGACCTCCTGGTAATGACTTTACTATACTTTTAAGATCTAACGAGTTAAGTGAGATTCAAAACTATTATTCTGGTATGACTATCACACTAAATACGCCAAACAACGTTGCTTACACATATGTTATTGATACTTATACTTGGGATGGTGCGTCTGATAGAGGAACTATTAAAGTAATCGGCGATCCTAAAAATGATGGAGTAATTATTAACTCTACGTTTAAGATCTTACCAACAATTAAAGTTGAAGGCGATGGCATAGGTGCTGTTGCTATTCCAAGAATCGTAGATGGTAGAATTACTAACATTGAGCTTATTGGTGATAGTGGCGAAGGTAAAAACTATAATAATGTTACCGCAACAGTAATAGATCCTCCTTTTGATTTTGATCCAGACGATGCTAATTCTATTGATGTGAGAGCAGTGTTAAGACCTGTTATTTCTCCATTCGGCGGCCACAACTTTAATCTAATTGACGAGATGTACTGCCGTCATATTTTACTTTATTCTTATATTACTGAAACTGATAATAATAAAATCGGTGCAACAAACTCATATTCAGCAGTTGGTATTTTAAAGAATCCAACGTTTATTCCAGATCCTGAAACAGCAAATACTGCTTCGCCTGATGTGTTTGATAACCGCGTACAAGTTATTACTGATGATTATGGAAAACTTATTGTAGATGGAATTGTAACGCAAAAAGATATTAACAGCAATACAACGTTCAGCGGACGAGTACACGAAATTGATGACGTAGCTAATACTGTTTACTTATGTAGCTATATGGGTCCGCATATAAATACTGCTAACAACGATATATCATTGGATTACACGCAAGATCTTATCAATTCTACTGGTCAGAGAATACAGATAAATATACCTGTAGCCAATAATGTTATTGAATCACGATACACTCAACGATCTGGTACCGTATACTTTATGGAAGACTTCTTTCCTTTAACAAGAGAGACAAGTTCACGCGAAGAATATAAATTGGTCTTGGAATTTTAAGGAACTCAAATAGATGCCTATTAACACAAATTTAAATATTGCACCATATTTTGATGACTTTGACGTCGAAAAACAGTTCTATAAGATTCTGTTTAAGCCAGCTTATGCCGTTCAAGCGCGCGAGCTGACACAACTTCAAACGATTCTACAAAACCAAGTTGAACAATTCGGTGATAATATCTACCAAGAAGGTAGTATTATTAAGGGTTGCAACTTTACCGATCTCAACGGATTGCAATTCGTAAAGCTCACTGATAAAACCGGGTTTGACGTAGAGCAATACGTATCTGGTCCAAGCACAGCTATTATTGGTGGCATCTTAACAGATATTGACGTCGTATATGAAGTTCAAAACGCGGCAGGCTTGAAAGCAAACATCATTGCTGCAGCTCGCGGTTTTGAAACACGTCCGCCTAATCTTAATACATTTTTTATTAACTACCTAAACACTTCTGGTGCTGTTAAAGCATTCGTCAGTGGTGAAGATTTAACAATAACTAAATACGTGTATAACGGCTCTGTTCTTGTATCAGCACTTCAAGATGGTGGAGCTGGAGCAGACGCTGCTATTTGGCAGATCAACGTTACAGATACTGCTGGTTTAAACTGTGTTGGACAATCGTTTGGTATTAGAGCATCTGCGGGTGTTGTATTCCAAAAAGGTCATTTCTTATTTACAGAAGATCAAACACTAGTTGTTTCTAAATACAACAACGTTCCAAATGATCTATCTGTTGGTTACGAAGTTACTGAAAGTTTAGTTAGTTCTTTACAAGATAATAGTCTATATGATAATGCAAACGGATCACAGAACGAAAATGCTCCTGGTGCTGATAGGCTTAGAATGGTTCCAACTCTTGTAGTTAAAGATACTGCAATCTCTGATGTTGATTCCGGGTTCTTTACGCTTATTCGCTACCAAAACGGTTCAGCAGTTAGTTTGCGCGACGTTTCACAGTTTAATGCTATTGCTGATGAGCTTGCTAAAAGAACATATGAAGAATCAGGCAACTACATTTTAGATAGCTTTAAAGTTGATATGGATCGCCGAGGTACAGAATTAACTGCACTTGTCGGTAAAGGCACAGCGTATGTTAAAGGTTATCGTGTAGAAAACAGTGGCAAAATGTCATTTACTATAGACCAAATTTCTGATACTGCTGTACAACAAAATCAAGCGACATCTGTTGACTATGGTTCTTATTTAGATATAGTAGATATTAGTGGTACAGTAGACATTAATTACGGTACAGTAGATCTGCAAAATACACTGAGCGGTAAAATCGGTGAAGCTTACGTTAGAAACATTACACCAACTAAGATTTATTTGTTTGGTGTTAAAATGGTTGGAAGCAACTCGTTTGACGAGGTTGTTCGTGTTGTTGGTACTTCTGGTGTGATTACAGTAGCGGCAAACGCAAAAGTTAAAAGCATCAAAAATTCTCCATTAGTTTTCGAAATAGGTACTCCTTACGTTAAGCAGCTTACCGATATTATTGTTCCAGTTAGGTCTCATTCTTCAGTTACTGTTACAAGTAACGTTATTGAGCTTACTGCAGGTATCGATGAAGACTTTGGTTTAGACCAAAATGATATTATTTTTGTTGATACTTCAAACACAGTTATTCCGGTTGTATCTGTAGCAAAATCTTTAAACAACACAGTATTAACTCTCACGCTTCAATCAGGCTCTACAGGCGGCGGTGAAGTGTATTATAATAAGCGTATGACTAATGCAGATTCTCATAATAAAGCTGCCGTGCAACCATATGTTAAAGTAAATTATTCTACAGCTACTACTAAGTACAGCTTAGGTTTCCCTGATGTTCACAAGCTTATTAGTGTTACTACAGGCCCTGGTGGAACAGATTTTACTAGCAGTTTTAAGCTTAATACAAACCAGACAGATCACTTCTATGATATCTCGTACATGGAATACATCCCAGGTCGTCCACAGCCACAAAACGGTCAACAATTAATTGTACAGGTTGGAGTGTTTGAAATCAATACTTCTACTGGCGATTACTTCTTCACAATTAATAGTTATCCAATTGATGATGCAACCACAGTGTTGCCCGGCGGGTTTATTAGATCTTCTGATCTTGAAACTTACACTGGATCAAACGGGGCGCGTTATAGTTTAAGAAATTGCTTTGACTTTAGACCTTATGTTGATAAAGATCCACTTGTTGATTATACTGATGTTAGTATAGGAGCTGCAGGAGTTATTACAGCAGCCGTTGGTTCTTATAACAAAACATTCAGCGGCAACTATGCAGTTCCTGCATTAGCATCTACTATTACTTCTGACGTTGAAAATTACTTGTCACGCGTTGATGTTATCGCTTTTGACTCTTTTGGTGATGCCAAGCTTATTAAAGGTGAAGAAGATCAGAATCCGATTACACCAAAAGTAAGTCCAGACCAGCTAGTTGTTTCGGAAATTTATATCCCAGGATATCCTGCGTTATCTCAAGCTGAAGCGTCTGCACAAGGTAGATTCTCTTGCGCAGTTCAACTGAAAGCTGTTGGTACTACAAACTATACAATGCGAGATATTGAAAAGATCGAAAAAAGAATTAAAGGTCTTGAATATTATGTCAGCTTAAATCAATTAGAGCAAAGTTCAGAAAATCTATTAATATTGGATGAAAACGGGTTAACAAGATTTAAGAATGGTTACATTGTTGATCCAATGAATGATGGACAAATTGCTAATACTGATGATCCAAACTACAGAGCTGCTATTCACTTTGATAAGCAAATTCTTACACCAGCACTTAATACATTCCCACTAGATTTAAAATATTCATCTAGCTCTAGCGCATCTATTTTCCCAAGTGTTAATGATGCTGAAATTGCAACACTAAGCAGAAATGCTAATATTAAATTAATGGGTCAACCATACGCAACAAACTTTAGAAACTGTGTATCTAACTTCTGGAAGTATGACGGTAATGTTCAAATATCTCCAAGCCATGATATGGCTCACGATACAATACAAAACCCAGTTCCAGTAGAAATTGATTTAGTTTCAGTATTCCAAGACTTGCAAGAAACTTGGCCGATGACTGGCACCACTGAATGGGGTGAGATTAGTGAAGGCGCAGGAGTCGAAAGCAGAAGAGGCAGAGGGTGGTTCAGAGGAACAAGAGTAACCACAACATTCCCTAGAGAACAAGCTGGTACTATATCTTCGCTAGGAATAAACGATGGTGGTCTAAACCAAGTTGGTGATTTTGTTACTAACGTTGCATTCCAACCGTATATGAGATCACGCGATATCAAAGTGTTTATCTCTGGTTTGCGTCCTAGCACACAACATTATTTCTTCTTTGATGGTGTTGATGTAAATGCTCATGTCGCCCCAGGATCTCCAGTAGCTGATCGTGCAAGTGCTGTTCAAAGCTTTGGTGCAAAAGCTGCTGTAGTGTCAACAGACGCTGATGGAATTCTAAGAGCAATATTTACTATCCCGCAGGGACAGTTCTTTGTTGGTGATAGAGTATTAACAGTAGTTGACGTTGACCAGTTCTCTGCAATTGGATCAGCTTCAACTTCTATTGGCGAAATCGCATATCACGCTTACAATATTGCGCAAAGCAAAACCACGGTTTCTACAAGAATGCCAGAGTTTGGTATTGAAGAAACTACGACATCTAGAAACTTAGCTGCCCGTACCGCAACACGTCGCGAAGGTGGTTTCGATCCTCTAGCACAAACATTCTTCATTAAACAAGGCATGGGTCGTGGATCTAATACAGTGTTTATCTCTAAGGTAGATTTATACTTTAAAAGAAAGAGTGATATTAACGGTGCAACAGTTACTTTAAGAGAAGTTGTAAACGGTTATCCTTCTTCAATTATTCTGCCATTCTCCAAGTTGCACATAGCTGCTTCTGATATTAGTGTTTCGGATGACGCAACATCAATAACAGAAATTAATTTTGATGCTCCAGTTAGAATGGATGTTGAAAAAGAATACGCAATTGTTGTACAGCCAGACGCTAACGATCCTAATTACTTAATCTTTACATCTAAGGTTGGTGGATTAGATCTTACTGCTGGATCTACACAAGGACAATCAGTTAATATGGACTGGGGCGACGGTGTTCTATTCACATCTACAAACAACAGAGCTTGGCAATCAGTACAAGACGAAGATATTAAGTTTACTCTTTATCGTCACGACTTTAATGCTGCAATTGGTTCAGTAACACTTACAAACGATGATCACGAATTCTTTACATTAAGTGATTGGGATGGAAGATTTACTGCTGGCGAATTTGTTTATAAGCAAATAGATGTTGGTTACACAGTAAGCATGGTTCAAGGAACTAATGTTCTTACTCAATCAGGTAATGACTTCTCAGCGGATTATGCAGTTGGTGATTATATTCGTGTAATCGCGTCTGGCGGAGTAAGTAACGGAACAGATATATTTAGAGTTGCAAGTGTTGATAGTGCAACACAGATAACTACCGACAAGCCATGTTCATTCAATGGAGCAAATGCTACGGGTCTTCCAATCGTTGCCGGTATAATTTCTCACTACAACAAGTACACTGCTTCAGAACTTCATCTAAAGCAAAGCTCGTCTGTATTGGCTAAGAGATTTGAAGCTGCTGATGTACTTACTGGATTTACTAGTGGAACCAATGGAACTATCGGAACAATTGATAATATCAATTTAAGTTATATCCAACCATTAATTCAGAAAGCAAACGATTCTGCAACAACAACTTCTATTAATGGTACATTTACTGATCCTGCTAATGTTATTAATACATATAATATGCCACTAAAGTTTGGTACTAGTAATCACTTTACTAATAAGGGTGTTGTTATTTACAGTAAATCAAATAACTTTATTAACCCAAAACCGTTTAGTATTAATGTTAATATGACTAACTCCTCTAATGCTACTTCAACTCCTATTGTTGATTTAGAATTGGCCACGTTGTTAGCATATCAATTTAAAGCTACTAATGATGCCGCTACTACTTCTAAGTATATCTCCAAGACTATTGAGTTAGCGGAAGACTTAGATGCAGAAGATATGAATTTGTTAGTTACGGGTTATAGACCAAACGGTACGGATATTAAAGTTTATATTAAACCACAACATATGCAAGACAGTGCAGCTTTTGATACAGTTGATTGGATTGAGCTAGAATTATTCGAAGGTGTTAAGACATATTCTTCGTCCTCTAACCTAAATGATTATAAAGAGTTTAGGTACAAAGTTGCAGACGCAAACAAAGATTCTGGTGTTATTACTTACACAAGCACAGCAGGTACATTCGTTGGATATAGAAAATTCGCAATCAGAATTGATATGATCGCCGACAGTATTCATAACGTACCCTTTGTGAAAGATTACAGAGGAATCGCGTTAACATGATAAACCAGCGTAGTTTAATCCGAGACGAGAATACACAAGCAGTTTTAAATACTGATGTGGTTGCTCTTAATAAATACAAGTTAGAGAGAGCTTTACATCGTAAAGTCAAAAGCCTGACCGATGATCTCGCCGAAGTTAAACTATGCCTAGTGTCAATAACCGAACGTTTAGATAAGATAGAGAATAATTAAATGTCAAAACCATTAATAGCAAACATTGTTACAACGCAGACATTTCAAAATTGGTTTGATAAAACTAATGAAATTACCGACCTTGTAAGAGACTCTGTACTTACAGCATCCGTAACTGGTGATACAACTACCGGTGATGCTGCTTTACTGGGTGAATTCACTGCAAATACTGTTATAGCATTTAATATTCTTCATACGGATGAATTTGAAGCTAGAACGCCGGCAGCTACTATTGGCATCACCTCGCCAATTAATGTTACTCCTGCGTTATCTCCTATTGCTGCAACGTTTACGTACGGAGCAACGGGTGCTCGTACCCGATATACTGACGGAACAACAGCTTGGGATCTTGGTTACGACAATAGTACAAATGCTAATTTTCAAATTAATCAAGGTAGTGGCGGGCAGTTTTCATTGTCACCTGCCGGTGTATTATCAGTACCAAGTGTTATTATTGATACCGATATTACTGTTGATACTATTGTTACAAATCAACTTACAGCAAATAACTTAATGGTTACTACTGCGACTGGTTCTTTCTCTGGAACATTTGATGGAAACTTTACTGGTGATGTATATCATCCAGAAGGTAATAAAGTTTTTGAAAATGGTGGTCCTGCAGCAAACATTCCAGCAACCTTCACAGGTAACGTTCTTGGTACTGTTAGTTCATTAACAAACCATAAAACGACAAATCTTGTAGAAGGCACTAACAAATATTTCACAGATGCAAGAGCTCAAGCGGCTATAACTGGCGGCACGGGTGTTTCTGTTACTGCTGGTGTTGTTGCTATCGGACAGTCAGTAGGTACAGCGGCTAACGTTACATTTGGTTCTGGTGGGACTGCGGTAGCGGTTTCTGCGAAAGGTCAAATTGTTGCAACGGGTGATATTTCAGCATTCGGTTCAGTCTCAGATCGTACTCAAAAAGAAAATATTAAACCAATTACCAATGCTCTAAATAAAGTTGAGCAACTTGGTGGTTATACGTTTAACTATAAAAATAAGCCCGATACTCCAATGACTGGTGTAATGGCACAAGAGCTTTTAGAAGTTTTACCTGAAGCAGTTTATAAAACTATCGATGGAAATACCGGAGAAGAAATCTACGCCGTAAGACATGGAAACATAATCGGATTAATAATTGAAGCGATCAAGGAATTGAACGAAAAAGTAGGTAAATAATATGGCTATTAAATCTTCGGGTACAATATCAATAACAGATATTGTTGATGAATTTGGCGGCGCTGCACCACACAGACTTGAGGAGTATTACCGCAACTCAAAATTCGTATCTAATAACACTTACAACCAAAATATTCCTACAAGTGGCGCTATCTCTCTTGGAGATTTTTACGCCGCAAGAGCTTCCGTGCAATTTAGTGTACTAATGTTTGGTGGTGGCGGCGGTGGCGGCAACGGATTTGCAAATAATTCAGGAACTGGAAGAGCACCGTCTGGAAGAAGTACTGGTATTATAACAAAAGCAACTTATGATCAACTTGTATCAGCTGGTACTATATCCAATGTTTTAGTGAACTCTGGACAATATATCGATACTGTAATTTGTACTGGTGGGGCCGGCGGGAAGATAGCAAATGGTAACGATACTGTTCTTGGTACGGCTGGAGCTAGCTCAGATTTTGGTGCAGGTGGTGCTGGTGGCGCAGCTAACGCAGCAGGAGCAAGCGCACCTTGGGGAAATTGGGGTGCTGCAGGTGGCGGTGGCGGTGGTGATGAAGGCTCGGGTTCATATGGTGGTTATAATAACGATCTTCCAGGCGAAGCTGGTACTGGAGGAAACACAGGTGCATCCTTAACACACGTTTACGAGTTGGTTTCTGGTGTAAAATATTATATAGTTCTCGGAGGCGGTGGTCAAAACGGCACTGGCGGTAACTATGGCGGTGGTGACGGAAATCCAGGAGCTATGCTCTATAATATTAATACATTAACAAAGCCACAAGTCAACACCGCAGGAAACGCGATTTCAGATGGTGTATTTCAGCCTAATGCAAATACTGGTACTGAAGCGCTTAGGATTAAAAACCACGTATTCGAAATTAGTTTAACAAATAGTGGTGCTATAACCACTACAAAAGTAGTTTGAGGAACGTGATATGAATATGCAAAAGTTTAAAGGGTTTTATCCATCTTTAGATAGAGCTTTAGATATTGTTCCAAATGATATGATCCATTCTCTTGTTTTCACTCGAAGACAAGACGAGTTTAGTGTTGGACTTATTATGCACCAAAGAGGTGAAGAATACCAAGCCAAGTTTGAAGAACTGATTGGATACGTGCTTGGTCCTGAATGGTACTCGGCTGCTTATAAAATTGATGTTGCATTCGTGTGTGCAGACTTATTAAGTATCGGCACTGACTCATTAAGAATTTACAAAAACCAACCACAAAATATCCCGGCAGGTTCTAAAATCGGTGATGATGTAGAAGATTGGCATGAGAACTTAGGTTACTATATCAACACTACAACAAACGAAATTTTAGGAACTAAACACTACATCAGAAGTCATCGCGATACTTGCTACAAAATCGACTACTACGACCACTCTGGGAATAAAGTAGCAGAAGATCAAAGAGAAGTTATGGGCGTATACGAAGACTGGAATGGCCCGCGTGAAATCTATAATATCGCAATCGATGCAGGTGTTTCAACAGTGTTTGCTAAAAAAGTAAGCAAGGATCAAGGTTATTTTATTGTTCACCAAGTATAATAAGATTAGCGCACCGAGTAGTATAAATAAAAACAGCAGCGGACAACTCTAGTGGATCTACTTTCTACGACGATTGATTTGTCATAAATATATTTAAATAAATTTCGTAGAGTGGCTCATAACTAGCCCAGACCTCCACGTGATTTTTATAAATAAAAGAAAACACATAAGGGTATCCTCGCATGTCAAAGATTTCAGAATTAGGTCCAATTAAAGGTGCCAATACTCGCTCTGAAGACCTTTTTGTTATCGTTAACCTTATCCAAGGCGATGACGGTACTAAAAACATAACTAGAAAAGAACTTGTTGCTGCGATTCAGTACGAAATCTTTGATAGTATTACAATCACTGGTGGATCAGTTTCTGGTGTTAGAATCTTCAATTCAGCTATTGAAGATAACATTATGGACCGTAACATTTTCAACAACGGTACTATAGACGACTCACAGATTGTATCAAGTGATATTTCTGGTGGTACAATGACTACCACAGAAGTATCAAACGTTGCAATCCTTACATCTGATTTTTCTGACGGTACTGGTAACAACAACATATTCACAAACACAATTGTTGATCAAAGCGAGTTAAATAACTCAACTGGTAATAATAACATCTTTACCAACTCAACAATTGATGATTCGTTTTATAATAACGTTACCATCGAAGGTGGTACAGCAAACAACCTAATTCTTACAAACATCGTAATTGATGAGCTTATTCTCGAAGATGCTTTAATCTCGAATAGTGCTATCGTTACAACAACGTTTGCTAATGGTTCAATTACAGATTCTGTTATCTCAGGTAACACATTCCTGTTCGATACATTCATATCTAATTCAGAGATCACTAACACTGATCTAGATGATGTTGATATTACTAATTCAAGATTCTCAAATGGTCAAATTTGGGATACACTTATTAGCAATTCAGAAATCATCGATACATCAGCTAATAATATTACCATTACGTCTTCTGCTCTTAATGATAGCACTGCAAACAATGTTAATATTACACAGTCTGACTTTTCAAATGGTACTGGTTCTGACAACGTATTCACTAATCCCGTATTAGAAAATGCAATCTTAACTGGTGCAATGGATACTGTTGTTGCTACAAATATCTCAATCGGAAGTTCTACTTCTGATGATCTAGTACAACAAAGATCAACTATTCAAAATTCTGATATCTCAGAATCAGTTGTTGCTAATTCAACTATTAATCAGTCAGAACTTGTTGACTTTGATATGAATTTAACACAACAATTTGAGCCGATGCTTGACGAAGATAGTTATTTTGCTCTGAAGAACGTCAAGACTGGCGATACAGAGAAAATGACTTACCGTCAGTTGTACGATGAGTTTTCTAGAAAGACAGAAAAATCTCTTAAAGTTCACGTTGCAACAGATGGCGATGATAGTTATCAAGGTAGTATTCTACAGCCAGTGCGCACTTTAAAGCGTGCTGAAGAACTTGCATTACAAAAAGCTGGTGGATTGTTTGATCGTAACGACATTAATAACGCGGTACACATCTCAGTAGGTCCTGGTACTTACTATGTTGATGAACCAATCATGTTACCTGATGATTGTTCAATGACTTCAACAGCAGGTCAGTATGCAACAGTTATTCAGAAGAAAAAGGGATGGGAAAAGACTAACGGTATTCTAGTTGGATCTGGTAACTACGTTCAAGGTTTCGGTTATATGAACTTTGAAGTAGATAACTTTGACCAACCAGAAGGTGGTTTTGCTATTGCATACCGTCCAGGTGCTTTGTTAAGACGTTCTCCATATATTCGAGATAGCTCACAGCTTTCAAACTTTAACCGTTTGGATGTTGAACCACCTTTGAATCCATTCAACTCTAAAGGTACAATCCTCGACTTAGGTCAAGAATTCTACATGTCAGCTGGACACAGTGTTCAAGCGCAATTTGAAGTTGATGACGAAGTAACATTCTCGTCTGGTGCTACAGGTTATGTTTCTTACATTGCTGATATTGATTCAGCTCGTCAAATTTACGTTAGAAACCTTAAGGGTAACGTAGAAATTGGTGACATCCTTTATGCTCAACGTGGCGGTACAGGTACAATTGAATCAATCGGTATTGATGATTTCCCTAACAGACTAGTTGGTCGTGGCGGTGGTTGTCTATTAGCTGACAGAGCAGTACTAGATACTGACTCGCTATTTACATACGTATTATGTTTTGGTTTTACACCGCGTACTCAAAACGGCACAGGCTACGTTGCCAAAAACGGTGCTGGTGTTAACGGTATCGGTTCCTTGTCAATCTTTACACGCCAAGCTTTCTTTGCACTAGATGGCGGTCAGATGACCCTGAACAACTCCGGTTCACAGTTTGGTGACATCTCAATGCGAGCTCGCGGTAGCACAGTTATTATTAGACCGGCTAACGCAAACAAAGTTGAATTAATTGGTGACACAGCTTTTGCAGATTCTCTTGAAGAAAACAAGCAAGCAATCGTAGATAATGTGGTTGATTACTTAACTGCTAACACAACAACCGGGTTTGATGGTTCGCCAGGACTTGGTTATCAAGGTTATAATGCAGACAAGTGCTTTAGAGATTCAGGATTAATTGTTGATAGTGCATCTTACGATGTTGCTACAGACAGTAACTATTGGGGACGTTTAAACGGTATCACATATCGTTCGCCTATCTCATACATCGTTGTTAACGATCAAATGACTGAAACTGTTGGTTCTATTGAGCATATCAAAGGTGAAATCAATCACATCTTTGCTCAAGAACAAAATGCTGAAGTGCTATCACGCTTAAACACATCTTTAGATGAATCATTAAATATTCTTCAAAATGGTGTAGAAGCTGCTAATGCTATTACGTTCGCTGATACTGGTGATCAAGATGCTGTTGCATCCCGTGAAGTATTACAAGATAACAGAGCATTCGTTATTGATCAGTTCGTAGATTGGATTGATAATAACTCTGAATTCTATGCTTACGACAGTGCTAAGTGTGAACGTGATATCCAAGAATATATCTTGCCAGCAACCAAGTTTGATATGTTGCTAGATACTAACTATAACGCTACAACTACTGGTTTAGCTTATTATGTTAATACTGCAAGAACAACTCTTGAAAATCAAAGAAATGAAACAGTAGCTTCGTTCGAAAGATTACGCAAAACTACTGATAACATTATACAAGTTGAAAGCCCAGAAGGTGCAGTTGAAGCTTACTCATCATTCAATACAATTATCAATGCTTTGAATAACACAGGTGCAAAATATACACCAACCAAAACAACTTACGATCCAGTAACTGGTCGCATGGTTATAACAATTGGTACTCACGACTTAACAGTTGGTAGATATGTAAATCTTGCAAAAGAAAGCTTCACATTCACATGCTCAAGCGATAACTTCAAGACTGAGATCAGTCACCCAAGAGCGTCTGAAAAAGCTTATCTAGCTGCGTTGCCAATCATTGAAACATCAGCAAACACAATTACTGTTAACCCAGGATTAACTGCTGCTAACTACGAACACAGATTTGTATCTGCTAAAGCTGATGCGGTATCAGTAATTGGCGAACAGATTACATTCTCTGATAACGTTGCAATCTCAGCTGATAAGAGAAATGCACGTAAGCAACTACAAGCTAACAGAGAGTTTATACAAGATCACATGATGGACTGGGTAGATCAAGAATTCTACTTCTACGACAGCAAGAAATGTCATAGAGATACTGAAGAATATATCTTGCCTGCAGTTCAAAGAGATATGATCCTTGGAACAAACTACAACTCAATCCAAACTGGTGCGGCATATCGTACTAAGTCTGGTGAGGTAAGCGTTACTGATCAGTTAACCCAAACAGTTGGTTCAGTTAATTATCTGAAATCAGAAACTGCAGCACTAATTACTAATACGATTGCAGAAGATAGAGCTAACCAAGCTTTTGATGAAATGACTAGATTGCTTAATAATAACGGCAAAAAGTATACTCCTTCAAATGCTGTATATGCTCCGGCTTCAGGTACAACAGTACTTACAATTGGTTCACATGACTTTAACATCGGTGATAACGTTTACATTGAGCCTAACAGCTTAACGTTTACTTGTGCACTTGATAGCAACGTTACAGAACACACATATCCAACAACACAGTTCATTAACTATACTCCAACTGCTGCTACATACGTTCCAGAAACCGGAGAGTTTAGTGTAACTATTGGTACAAATGCTCTTAAAGCTGGTGATCTTGTAGAATTCAAGCCAAGCAGCTTAGTGTTTACATGTACTTTGGATGGTAACGTAACAAATCATCCTGCTCCTGAATCACATCACCCTTTCTACAAGAAGCAAATCGTAATTGATAGTGTTGATGGTACAACCATTAATATGAACGTCGGTTCAGTTGTAGATGGTGGCGGAGTTCATACCTTTGTATCAGCATCAACTGACGCTGTTCAAGCAGAGAAAAGACATCCTGCTTATAAGAAACCAGTTACAATTTCTGATAGAGATGCAACAACGATCACAATCAATGTCGGTGAGTCAACTGATACATCAGTACATACATTTGTATCTGCAACTGCTAACGCGATTCGTGAAGCTGATATGTGGGAAGGTAAGTTTACTCCACAAACTGCATCATACAATCCAGTATCTGGTGACATGGAAATCACAATCGGAAATCACGATTTACCAGTTGGTAAGTGGATTGAAATTGCTCCAGAGTCAATGATCTTTAGTTGCGATGTTGGCGGTGTAACAGGTACCGATGCTGCTCCATTATACGACCATCCTGCTTATAAAGAGCCAGTTAGAGTAAAATCAGTAACTGCTGATACAATTACTGTAAACGTTGGCAATGCAAACGGTCATGCTAATAACCACACATTCGTAAGTGCTGAAATTGATTGTATCAATGCTAACGCGCTTTACTTTACAGATGCTGCTAAGGTTCAGAAAGCGTTCACACCAACTGATGCAACATACAATCCAGTAAGTGGAGAGTTTGTTATAACTATAGCTGGTCACGATCTTACTACAGCAGATCATGTTGAATTACAGCCACAAAGCTTTGAATTTAGTTGTGATCCTGGAACCGGTGTTGCTACTGACTTGTCACCACGTATTGGAGACTATGCTTACAAGTTACCATTAGAAATTAGTGCAGTAACAACAGACACACTTACAGTAAACGTTGGTAACGCTGGAACATACACCGGTGCTCATACTTTTGTAAGTGCTGATGAAGGTGCTGTAGTTAAGGTTAGTTCTACAACGCAAGGCGTATATGCTAGCAGAATTCTTCAGAAGAACAAAGCATATCTTCAGGCAGAAGTTACAGCTTGGTTAGAAGATAATTACTTCACATACGATAAAGCTAAATGTGAGCGTGACACAGGATTTATTCTTGATGCAGTCGCAAGAGATGTATTAACAGACTCTACTGTTAACTCATATTACACAGGTAAAGGTTATCGCATTGGTACAGTTGGTGCTGACGCAGTTATTAACGAACAGTTAACACAAACTGTTGGTGCAATTACTTGGCTAAAAGGTAAAATCGCATCTGAAGTATTAACTGATTCTACTGCAATTGCTCGCTCAAACGCGGCCTTCGATAATATCATCGACATTATGCAAAATGATGTAACAAACGTAGATGATCCAATTTACGGAGACGTTGCACTTTCAAACGAACATCGTCAAGCTCGTGGTGCATTACTTACCAACAAGGCGTTTATCCAAAAAGAAATTATTGCTTGGATTACAGCAAACTACCCTGGCTTCACATACAATACCGCTGCTTGTGAAAGAGATATGGGTATCTTTGTTGATCTTGCTGCTTGGGATGTACAACACGGTTCAAACGCTGGTACGGCTACAAATTCAAAACTTTATTTTGAAAACGCTATCCCAGTACTAAGCGACGCAGAAGTTGTTCCAACATCAGAAGCATATTTCTTCGCTGCAGAACTTGTCGGTCAGATTATTAGAAACGAAGTTGTAACTCCGCTACAAGGTGTAGTAACACAAACGATCATTGAAACAACATCATTTACACCTTCAACTGCAGATTACGATCCGGCAACTGGTGACTTTGAAATGTCTATCAGTGGTCACACTCTTGTAAAAGGCGATAGAGTTACACTGGATCCTAATTCATTCACATTCACTTGTGACATGGATGGGGACGACGCTGCTAAAACTTATCCACGCCCAGGTTTAGATCCATACGCTAAGAAAACATTCAAAGTTATTGAAGCAGCTTACGCTGGTGGTACAGGCACAACTGTTAAACTAGACGTAGGAGCTTCTGGTCCAAACAAATACTTCACACCAACTGCAGCAACATACGACGCAGGAACTGGTGTTATGAGTATAACAGTTGGTCAACACGGTTTAAGAGTTGGAAATGGAGTTGTTCTAAATAATAACTCGTTTACATTTACTTGTGATCAAGATAGCAATGTTACACAGCATACATATCCAAGAGTTGGCGATCCATTAACTGGTAAATCATTATCGATTACTGCGGTTGGTGAAACTCAGCATACACCAACAACCGCAGCTTATTCACCAGCAAGCGGTGATACAACTATCACTCTTAGTGCTCACGGATTTAGTAATGGCGATTATGTAATGATTGCAGATTACGGATTAGTATATTCTTGTGTACTTGATAATAATACAGTTTCTAAAGGTTATCCAAGATCTACAGATTATGCATCTGGCAGATGGTTACAAATTTCTGATGTTACAACAAATACATTCAAATTCAATGTTGGACCATCAGCTTATAGCGGCGATCACCGATTCGTATCAGCAGTTGCTAACTCTATTAGACGTCAAGATGGTACAATGACATTTAATGTTGGTAACGCTGGATCTGCTGCATCCTCTGTACATACATTTGTAAGTGCAACAGCTAATGCCGTTAAGCACGAGCCACAGTCACCACACACATTCGTATCTGTTACTGCCGACGCGGTAAAAGTTGCAAATATGGCTGAAGCGTTTACACCAACAGATGTAGCATACGATCATATCTCTGGTGTTATGACACTAACAATTGCAGATCACGGGTTTACAGAAAAGGATTATGTAATCTTCGCTGAAAATGCTATTACATTGAATTGTTCTAGTAATGGCGGTGGTAATCTATCACACCCAAGACCTACCGATCCAATCTTTAACAAACCAGTTAGAATTGACTCAGCAACACCAACAACGATTACAATGCAAGTCGGGCCTGCAAAAATTGATGCAGTACATACATTCGTAAGTGCACTGACTAACGGTGTAAGAAGATCCATTAAACCTGCTGTTGTACAACAGGCTAAAAACTTATTCGCAGGTGTTGGTAATGTTATCCGTGAAAACGACGGAACAATTCCAGCAATTGTAGAACCAAAAACTAGTGTACACACCGCAAGTTATACATTAACAAGCGAAGCAAACGCTATCACTGGTCAAAAGCCTAAGTATCAAACCGAAATAATTCAACACATCAGTGAAGAATATAACGGTCTTGGCTACGATGAAGCAAAATGCCCAAGAGATGTTGGATATATCGTTGATGCAATATCAGAAGACTTAGAGTACGGTGGAGATTCAGCTACAGTACATTCTGCAAATTATTATTACCAAGGTACACAAAGTGTCCTTGAGCCATATTCAATGTTACCTACTAAGTTGGCGTTCAATCATATTGCTGACGTAGTTGAAAAAATTGTTAAGAACGAAGTAAATGAGCCAATCTTTGGAGCTCGCTTTACTCCAGCTGTTGGCACTACGTACAATCCAACTACAGGAATGTTAGTAGCAGAAATTGGTACTCACACATTAACAACTGATGATCATATTTGGATGACGCCAGACGCGATTACATTCAGCTGTGATACAGGCTCTGGAGCTACTAACCATGCCTCACCAGAAGCACACCATCGCTTCTACAACAAGGCTTGCCCAGTCATTGGGGTAACATCAACTACTATTACATTGTGGGTAGGAGCCTTCTCTGGAGGTACTACACATACATTCGTAAGCGCATTAACTGATGGGTTTAGCGAAATTAATGGTAACCTTGTATATCAAAATGTTGCTCTTGCAGCTGCTGATATAGCAACTGGTACTGAAGCTAAGAGACTTACAAATATTATTGCTGATGTAGTTGATGATCGTTTAGTTGTTCCAGGATACACCGGATCACTTGATGTTAGCGTTGGTCAACAAATACCTGAAGCGTTACCTATTGCTACTGCTTCTCTTGTTCCTATTATGGAGCCAAGTAGAACATATGCTCGTAAATCATTACAAGCTAACAGAAGCTTTATTCAAGAAGAAGTTGTTCGTTTTGTAAACGATAACAACTACACTTACGACGAAGCTAAATGTGCTAGAGACGTTGGATTCATTATTGACGCGATCGCAAGAGATGTTCAGACTGGTTCTGATTATCCTTCACAATATTACGGTCGAGCTTATAGAGTTGGTACTGCTCTTGCACAAAATGTTATTAACGAGCAATTATCAGAAACAGTACAAGCTATCGAATATGTACGAGATGATATTCTACCAAGACTAGCTGGGGTTGCATTAACTAGAGCAACGGATGCTTTCACAAATGTTATCAACATTATGAAAACTGGTCCAGTATCATTTACTTACGACTATGGTCTTGCAGGAACTGGTAGCTCAGATATTAATGCTACTATGGGCTTAACCTTGAACATTGCATTCTTACAACAGGAAGCAATATCTTGGATCGCAGCAAATCACGGTTCATTAGTATATGACGAAGCTAAGTGCAGAAGAGATATTCAAATCTTAGTTGAAGCTACTGCTTTTGATATTAGACACGGTTCTAACGTCGCAATGAGAGACTTCGTTAAGTTATACTTCGAAAATGGTATTAACGTTGGATTACCTGAAGCTCAAAGAGCACCAACTGCTGCACTATATGGTCACATGGCCGCTGTTGCAGAGCAAGTTGTTCTTAAACAAGCTGTAACTCCTACAGCTGGAAACACGGTTGCTCAAGTAACTGGTGGATTCGGAAATGTAGTTGGAGCCTCTGGTGTTGAAGTTGAGAATCTAATCGTAATCGTACAAGATATCATCGCAGAAGATTCATTGATTAATCTTCCTCAAGCAAGAGAGCCACAAGTACTTGATGGTGCTGCTACCGGATATGATCAAGAGGCTTCAGTAGCTATCATCCTTGATCGTAAGGAAGCACTTGGTAGTGCGGTTGTTCAATACTTAAGTGATAAGTTTAGCTTCTTACAATACAGTGAAGAAAGATGTCGTCGAGATACAGGATACATTGTTGACGCGATTTCGCATGATATCCAGTACGGTGGTAACGTTGCAATGCACGGAACTGCAGAGCTTTACTTCAAGAATGCAGTAAATATCTTGCCAATTGACCAACGTCAAGCAACAAGAGAAGCATTCGAATATATGGGTGAAGTTGTACAAAGCGTTGTTCGTAACGAGTATGTAGATCGTGAGATTGGTAAGCAGTTCTCTCCATCACTTGCTTCTTATAATCCAGACACTGGTGTGTTTACTGCAACACTTGAAACTGGTCACGGTCTAATCGCTGGTGACTATGTTCAAATTGCTCCAAACAGTATCGTATTTACTTGTAGCCTGGACGGTGATGTTGCATTACACCCAAGCCCACAAGGAAATGATCCTTACTATAACGCACCAAATATCATTACTGACGTTAGTGGTGATATCATTACATTGCAAGTTGGCAAGGTTCCTTACGGTAAAGGTGGTGGTGCTCATACATTCGTAAGCGCTTCACTAAATGCTATTTCCCACATAACTGGAAACTCAGTTAAACAAGAAATGCCTACACTTGCTGCAAGAAGAACAATTGCTACAGAAGCTATGAATCTTGCTTTAATGCTTGCTAAGGTTGCAGATGATAATAATCCTGGAGCAATCCCTGCAAGAGTTGATGCATTCACTACTTGGATCGACGCAGACATCCTTGCTTCAAAGGAACTTGTTGATAGTGCTACTGTTCAAATGGCAAGCGATCTTCAAGGTTACATTTACGACACTTACAACGGTGTTAGTTATTCTAAAGAGAAATGTCGTAGAGATGTTGGTACGATGATCGATGCTATTTCGCACGATGTTAACTACACAACAAACTATGCATCAGTACGAACTGCAGAGCTTTACTTTGTTAACGCGGTATCAATATTACCTGCCGATCAAAGACAACAAACTGCTAAGTTCTACACTCAAATGTCTAATACTATCGGCGATGTTGTTGTAGGTGCTACGGTCGACGCATCAATCTCCAAGCACAGCTCTAAAGTACAAGATACATCCATCGCAGTTGCTACAGCGGTTGAAAAAGAAGAAGTTAAGGACTTGATTCGCATTGTTGAAGATGCAATTCAAAGAGATAGCATGGATGCTATACCAGCAATCATTGATCCAGATACTTCTTGGGTTAACGCTGGCAAGATTGCAGCAGCCGCAGCAATTGATGATAACCTTGACGAATTAGCTGATGATATTACTCAGTTCTTGAAAGACACGTTTACCGTTATTGATTACAGTAAAGTGAAATGTCGTAGAGATGCTGGTTATATCGTTGATGCAATGTCTTGGGACTTAAACTACGGTGGTAACTTAGCAACAAGATGGAATGCAAACTTCTACTTCTGGAACAACGAGTTACGTTTACCTGAAGACACAAGAGTGGCAACAGCACAAGCATATCGCCAACTTGGTAATATTGTTTCTCAGGTTGTTGCAGGTAATTATCCTGGTCAAACAACTAGAACTAATCTTGGAACTGATATCCAAGAAGCTCAAGCAATTGATCTTGGTAATATCTTCTATAACGCCTTGTTCTATAACGATGTTAACCAACTTGGAAGAACTATTAATCCTAACTTTGGTTTCGATACTGACAAATCATACAAGTTTGCTAAAGATATTCTTGATAGTAACAAAAACAAGATCCAACGTGAAACACAGCGATTCATTACTTCTGAATACAAGTTCATCGATCTACCTAAGACTTATCGCGATGCAGGTAACTTCCTTAAAGTTATCCAAAACGACTTTAAATCTGTTGATGCACTTGGAGTTGAAGGTTCTGATATAGCTTCAAGATCTTTTGTTGGCGCATTGTTTAATATTGATGCTAAGCACGTATTCCCAGTGTTTAATCCACCAGCAACCTTTGCTGATTGGCGCAAGCTAAGATTTAAAGGAACTGTTGCAAACACGGCAGCTCGTGATCTGTTAACTGGCATGAAGCGTTGGGACGCGTACATTATTTCGACAAACGCATCTGGCAATCGTTATGTAGGTGATATCATTCATTGGACAGGAACAACTTGGACCGCATCAGGTGCAATTGGAGCTAATAATACTGATCTACTTGATTCGTTTACTGGCGCCTGGACACAGATGAAAACTTATATAAATAACAATATCGCTACAGATCAACCGCAAAGAGATATGGTATCCGAATTGATAGATAACGTAATTATCGATAGTGTAATTAGGCCAGACTTCTTGGTCTTTGGATCACTGGTTGAATCAATTGCTCACCAGTTTAACGGAGCTTCGGCAGGTGTTAACAGAAACGCCTTGCCACTTAACTTCAGAAACGTTGGTTCAGCAATTGGTGCAAACGCTTCGGTACTGTCAGAAAACGGCGGTCGTATCAGGTGGTCTGGATCAGACGAATTAAATAACCAGTACTTCGCGCGTGGTTTGAAGATTAATGGTAGAACGGGACGTATCGAAGGTAGACCGTTTACATCATCAGTAAGAAAACTTGCAAGAAGAGCATCTAACTCAAGGGCATCTCTATAATGGCTATTACAACAATCGTAACATCACAAGCACCTGATGCTAAACCGGTCGCCAAATCGTTTACTTTGACGACCAACTGGCAAACAATGATCGAGGTACCCAACTATGAGGTACCGGAACTTGTATTTGGTGGATCAACAACAGTAGAACCCGGAGTAGGCGAAGTTATTTCGCCTCTCATTCTGTGTAACTTTACAGCAAGCACTGTTGCAGTTGATGTAAGAACTCATAGAGAAGACGTAAATGCTGAGTTTTGGATTATAAGAAACTTGCAAATCCCAGCGTATGACACAATCCCATTACCACTTAACGGCCAATTCTTTAAATCTGGCGATTTGCTAGAAATTAAATGTGATACAAACTTAGCAGTAGATGCTTCGTTATCATTCACCCTCGGTCAGTCTGAAGAGGATGATGTATAATGGCTTTTAGATCTATTAGCGGGAACAAGATCGTTGGACAGGGACAGCCGCAAGCTGTTCCTATTCAATTAGATCCGGCACCCTACACTGGTGCGGTAGCTTATGGCTCCGATGGTTTAATTTATGTTTCTAACGGAACAACTTGGAATGCAGTTGGCGCTGGTATTCAAGGTACAACAGGTATTCAAGGCGACGATGGACAACAAGGTCTACAGGGCGATTATGGTCCTGGATTTGATGTTATTGGTTCAGTTGCTGATGTAGATGCAGGTGGTGATCCACAAGCAACTCTTAACACAGCATTTGCATCAGCAACAACAGGTCAAGCAGCAATTGACGACGCCGATGATGAGCTTTGGGTTTATGACGGAGCAACATGGATTAACGTTGGTTCATTCCGCGGTGTTCAAGGCTTTACTGGTAACCAAGGAACGCAAGGCGTACAAGGTACTATCGGTGAAGAAGGTATTCAAGGTTCTCGTGGTTTCCGCGGTTTCCAAGGAACGCAGGGTATTCAAGGCACAACTGGTATTCAGGGTACCCAAGGTATTCAAGGAGTCCAAGGAACGCAGGGTGTACAA